CACCTACCCGCCAAAGATGGGACAGGATGCGGTGCTGGCGTTGCTTGAAGCGTTCCCTAACCACAAGGCCGTCATCATCGGGCTGGACAACTCAAACAACTTCAAGGTGGATCACCCTCGCGTGATCGACCTGTTCAACGTGACCAAGCAGTTCCGCTCGCTGTTCCCCATCGTAAGCGGGGCGGACTTTGTCGTGGCACCGGACAGCAGTGTCAACCATGTGGCAGCCGCCTTCGACACGCCTTGTGTGTCGCTATGGGGCAGCTACCACCCCGACGACCGCATGACCTACTACCCGAAGAACATCTCGGTCTTCAAGCCGGACACCTGCCCACACGCTCCGTGCCGCCCTCATGCGGGTCTACCGCAAGCTAAATGTAAGGATGCTACCAACAAGCTTCCTAAAACCCAGATGTGGTGCAATGCCCTACGCAACATCACCGCCCAGGATATCGTCGAGGCGGCGAAGAAGGCAATGGAGTTGGAGGGATAATTTAATGCCGGAAGTGGTGTGCGGGGAGATCCCGCAACGGGCTGTCCTCCTAGTGTGTGTCGCCTCTTGAATCATCCGGCATGAATTTTTGAGATGAAAACAGAATTAAAACCACTGGTTGCAATGCCAGCAGAGTTTGATGGCATAAAATACAGATCCAGAAACGAGGCAAGATGGGCCTTGTTTTTCAAGTCATTAAACATAAAGTTTGCATACGAGGAAGAGGGATTTGATCTTGGGGGTGGAATAAAATATCTTCCAGACTTTCATATCCCGTTTCAGGATAAATTTAGAAGGGATATGTATTTTGAGATTAAGCCGTCAGCATCAGGTTTAATTATAGTTGACGATCCAGACAAAAAGAAAATAGAAACACTTGCAAATCATGTCTACATATCGGTGCTTGGATCGGTACACGATTATGAAATGAATGTTGGAGGCAGGCTGGGTGGCAATGGATACAACATAATCGGACCCGAATTTGGAGATGTTGATTATATGTTTTGCCAATGCAAGCACTGCCTTGTTTTGGGATTTGAGTATCTCGGAAGATCGGAAAGGATAGATTGTTGCGGTAAAAATAATGGCCACAAGGAATACAACTCCATGCCCTATTCCATTAGAAATTCACTGGAGATTGCAAAATCCCACAGGTTTTGGAAATGACCGACAACCAACGCAAAGCCGAAGCCATCGTGGGTCAGGTGGATTGGCAGTCCGAGAATCACGGGCTGTGCAAGTGTCCAGGGGAGGCCACGCACACCAGCCATACCAGGCTGCGCGACACCACGGTGTTCGTGGACGGGGTTCCGACGATCTTCTGTTGGCACACCTCCTGCATGGCGTACCGTGACGAAGCCAACCGCAAGCTGCGCCGAGCGATCCTGCATGACAATCTTGGCAGACCGATCACGCAATCGGATAATCCAGTAAAGCTGGTGATTGAGAAAGATCCTGAGAGCGAGATAATTGACCGAATCAAGACGATTGCCGAATCAAACAAAAGCCGATACCTGACCCACTACAATTGGGACCCGGCGGATATGTTCGAGGAGAGTCCGGTCAAGCTGGACGATCCGGCGCAGGACTATCACCGCTTCCTGACCTTGTGGCAGCCGAGCGATCTGATCTGGGTCGGGGACGTGAAGGACAGCGGAAGGCATCCGCAGAACTTCCGCAAGGTCGGCGAGTGGATGGGCTTGCCATCGCCGGTGGGCAACTACACGACCGGTGCTGTGTTCGTGCCGGGGTCGGTCAGTCGCGCCAACGAGAACGTGGACACCAGGGTCTACCTGGTGGTGGAGTCCGACACGCTGACAAAGCCGCAGATGGGCGCGGTGTTCCAGGCCATGCGCGATCTTTTCAAGATGAGGATGTATGCCGTGGTCGACACCGGCGGGAAGAGCCTGCACGGATGGTTCGAGAACCCGCCAAAGAAGGAATGGATGGAGCAACTAAAAGCTTTCCTTGTTCCGCTCGGATGCGATCCTGCGACTTTCAAGCCAAGCCAACCGGTGAGAATTCCGGGGGCGAAAAGAAACGACACCACATACCAAAGTTTTCTTTGGTTTTGCAAGGAGGGTAAATGATAGAGCCAGCCGTTGGATTGGGGGTGAAGCAGCCGGTGGACCAGTGGCCGCCGATCAAGAGGTACGAGGATCTGGCCAAGGAGAAGCTGCCCGAGCCGGAGGTGCTGATCGAGGGGATGCTGCACCAGGGGGGCAAGCTGCTCCTGGGCGGTGGCAGCAAGGCTTTCAAAAGCTGGAGCTTGATCGACCTGTCACTCAGTCTGCACACCGGCACGGATTGGTGGGGCAACAAGTGCCGCAAGAGCCGGGTGCTGTTTATTAACTTTGAGATTCAGGAATGGAGCTTCAGGAACCGTCTGGGCGATGTCATCAAGGCAAAGAACCTGACATCCGAACAGGTCAAAGACTTCGATGTGTGGACGCTCCGGGGCTATGCCGCCGACTTGACCTTTATCCGACCGATCATTGAGAAGCACATCCAGGGCAGGGGTTATCAGGCCATTGTCCTTGATCCAAACTATATGCTGATGGGCGACCGCGATGAGAACAGCGCGGGGGACATGGCCAGCCTGATGAACGAACTGGAGGCACTGGCAACCAAGCACAACCTTTCTGTCATCTTGTCCCACCACTTTGCCAAGGGCAATGCGTCCTCCAAGGAGGCCATTGACCGCTTTTCTGGTTCGGGGGTGTTCGCCCGGAACCCTGACAGTTTGGTCGTACTGACACCGCATGAGGAGGACGAGCGTACCTTCACCTGTGATGTGACACTCCGCAACTTCAGCCCCATGGATCCATTTGTCATCCAGTGGCATTACCCCATGTTCAGACCCAACTATGCCCTGAACCCTGACAACCTAAAGAGGCCGGGTGCCAAGCCCGTCATAGGTGACGAGCGGTTCCTTGGAGAGATGGGCAGTAAGGGTTGGCAGGCATCCGACCTGTGCCGTCACATCATGGACAAGTGCAAGATTTCAGAGAGAACCTTCTATCGGCACCTGAAACGGCTGACAAAGGCTGGCAAGATACTGTTGGAGAAGGATTTGTATACTGCCAACCAGTCCAGCTTCTAGCTGTCAGTTCAGCCTGTCATTTTCCTGTCATTTACACTACTGCCATACCCTTATATATAATAAGGCAAAAGACAGTTCCGAGGAACCAGGGGGAGGGGTAACTCCTATGTCGTTACCCTCCCCTCCCCTGACGGCAGGTTCCGAGGAAAATCCACTGCCTGAGTGTTCCCAGGGAAAGAAAAGCTGGCAGCCGCAGGGACACGCGCCCTTGGGCGTGCGGGGAGGGTGTGGTATATTAGTGGAATGAAACGCCCCGGCCTCTATGCCAACATCAACGCACGCCGTAAGGCTGGCACATCCCGTCCCAAGTCTAAATCTACCATTTCACCCCGCACTTGGCGCATGATGAAGGCCAAGAAGGGCGGCTTCAGTGAAAAGCCCAAGGGTTGACCTAGCCTGGGCGTATATCGAGCTTCTCCTTACAGAGAACTCCCGCTTGCACCAAACCATAGGCAAGGTGGATCGACTCTGTGGCGACATATTAGCCGACTGCTCCCGCGAGGTGTACGAGGCAAACATGGTCAGCCTGACAGACGACTTGGAAGACCTTGGAAAGTTTCTTGATGTGCATCAGGAAAAGATTAAACTACTGGCAGGAGCATTAAACCAATGAGACAATCCCCATGCAACAGGCCGGTGCGTACCCCTGGAGGGTCAAAGAAGTTTAAGGTAAGGGCGTGCGCCAATGGCAAGTCCAAGACCATCCGCTTTGGCGATCCCAAGATGACCATCAAGAAGTCCATACCCGGACGGCGCAAGAGCTTTAGGGCTAGGCATCGGTGTGATAGCAACCCTCCTAGCAAGCTAACCCCAAGATACTGGAGTTGTTCCAAGTGGTAAAACAAGGCACCAGGATACCGTTTAATCGAGCGGAGATGCCACTAGAACCGAGGATGGATGGCAAGCAAGTAGCCGATACCTCCCAACGCAAGATACCCCTCATAAAGCGCAAAATACCAGAATCTTTAGGCAATAAAGC